TTCAGTAAATATTTGCATGAAGGCCTTAGCTAAGTCTTTGACGCGACCGACAACAAGACCAATAACCGTGAAAATGTTTTTGAAATTCTGGACAAATGCCGCTTTAACATAGCCCACCAACATTCGAACGGCATCGGATTCGTTGTACAGCGTAATAAAATAATTTATTATGTCCGTTATGTACGGTGCAACGACATCGGCATATTTTANTGTAGCAATNGCGAGTCCTACGATTGCGGCAACAACTAATCCAATCGGTGAAATCAAAAGCGTAAAACCGGAAACAATAGCGGGCAAAATCATTAACANCGGACCAATGCCAGCGATTACGGCNAGAATGGTAANCAGTTGCGTTTGCATTCCGCTNTCNACGCTTGCGAGCTTGCTNGCCAATGTGGTGAAAAAACCGGTAAGCTTTTTNACAGTAGGCATCAACGCCGTACCTATCGAAATGCCCGCAGCTTCTACCGCGCTCTTTAAAGCATCAAAACCTCCCTTCGCTGTGTCTTCTAATACCTTTCGCGCTGTCTTCGCCGCGCCTGCGCCTGCTAATTGTTTTTCTGTTAGCGCTGCGATTTCTTCGCCCGCCCCTTGCAAAGCTGGAATAATTTTACCGGCACGATCACCAAAGAATTCAAAACTTTCTGCTACGGAAAGGTTTCCGCTAGTTAAGTGATTCAATACCTCGTTTGCCGGCACTCCGCTTTGAACTAATTTTGTAAATGCTTTGGTGAGCGAAGTTCCTGCCGTGCTTGCGTCTACGCCTGCATCGACTAAAATTCCCAAGGCGCTGCCGGTATCTTCTAAAGATATCCCTAAGGTATTTGCGGTAAGTCCAACGGTGGACATTGCCGTGCTATACTTCTCAAGATCCAACGAAGACGAACCAAACAAGACCGCCATGTTATCTGCGACGCGTCCCGTTTCGCTTGCGTCTATACCAAACTGGTTTAGCGTCTGACCGACTACCGCCGCCGTCTCTCCTAAATCTTGATCAAATGCAATGCCGAGGCTCAAAATATCCTCGGTCATGTTTTCAATTTCCTTGCTGCTTTTACCGAGCTTCGCCAGTTCCAACTGCAAGCCGGCCACCTCGCTCGCGCTTTTGCTCGTAGACCCTCCGAGCTGTTTGGCTTGTGCTTCGAGCGCCTTCATTTCGTTAGCGGCAAACCCACTAACGGCGGCAACTTTGGCCATGCTAAATTCGAAATCCGCTGCCGTCTTTACGGCCAAACCACCAAGCGCAGCCAGCGGCATCGTTAACGATCGTGTCAAATTGCGGCCCAAAGCTTTGGTGTTCTTACCAAACTGCTTCATTTTCCGCATCGAATCGCCTAGCCCTTTGTCAAAGCGTCGCGTATTCGCGCCAATCGTTACTATTAAATCGTTCAGCTTTGCCATTGATCTCGTTCTATTATTCGCTGCTTTAGTTCTTCCTTAGTTAGCTTTTTGGCATTATGCTCTGGCTTTTCCCACGGGAACTGCATTAAATCCGTTGGGGCTAATTTACTACCTTTTTTTAGGTGCGGTTGAAAGGTCATAGCGCCGAGCCATCGCGTGCGTTCCCATGCGTATCGCTCGCGGTATTCTTCCGCTTCGCGCTGTCCGTCAAGTGCTAAACTAATTTCGCCAAACGTCATGGACCAAAACGCAGAAGGGGATAGGCAAAGCACGCCCATCCCCATCCGTATCAATTCCGGCCAGCCTATCGGCTTGTCGGTGCCGTCTATCTTTTTTTTTGTTCGCTGTACTCGCCAAGAACATCGAAACATTGCGTGACGTGTGAGAGCGTGATGTGTTCCTCGAATTCGCTGAGTTCCATTGTAAATTCAACGTCATCGAAATGGCATCCGCATTCTACGCCTACAAAGCAAAGGTAAGCGCAAGCGTCCGCTGAGAGCTTGGACGGATCCGATAAGCTGAACACATTTACTTTGGCTTTGCGTTCGAACTTTTTTAGCGCCTTCATAGAATAGCGCACCGGATAATCTTTGCCGTTTATTTCAATCATTCGGCAGTTTGTGTAATTACACCGCTCAACTCAAAAGATGCCGAGTACGTCGCGGTATCTTCTGTGCCGCCTGACTGCTCCAAGCTAGTGATAAAGCCCGTAGCTGAATAATTGAAATCCTCGCCAACTACTGGGTTTGCTTTTGCAAACTTCAAAGTTAGTGCCGTGCGATCTGAAAGCGCGGTGAATAAATCGTTTACGTCTTTGTTTGCTCCATCGTTGTAATCAATCAAACCGCTGACGCTCATAGATCCCGATTTCGTGCCACCCAAAAGCTCACGCCATCCAGCGCTGTCTTTTGTTGTGATATCAATCGTTTCCATGCTCACAGAGATTGAGCAATCTGTGGCGGCTGCTATTAGCGTTCCGCCAATGTACACGCCTAATTCTGTACCGTTAAAAATGGCCATTTTATTCTTTTGTTAAGTCGTTATTTTCTGATTCGGTTTTTTTCTTTGGAGCGTCAAGATATCCCTTGTCTTTAAGTTCCTTCGCAAATTCCGCAGTAACGAAGGCGTATCGCCTTTCTTCCAGTTGTTACCGTGTAGCTTGCACGCTTTTTGAATTGTTACCTTCATGGCTGCAAGTTAATCAATTTCATTTTCATTCGGAAACCAACCCAGCGCCACCATTTCTTCGTACGTCTTCACCGTCGTCGTACTTGGAACGATAGCCCCAAACGGGAAAGACTGCGAGTTGAGAACGTAGGAAGACAACTGCCGTACCTCTGCTTCCGTTAGTTCCGTCATAAGCGAAATAAGCCGTTCTAACGTCGCCAACGGGCTCACGGGTATGTTGTACTCGGTATCCACTTGTAAAGCGAACTGCACCCCGTCTGGATGCTCCACCATGCCGAATACCTTCCCATCGTGTTGATAGGGTTCTTGTGTTGCAAGTGGTGCGGTGACGCAGTAGAGTTCGCGGCTGATTCGTTCCGCGCGTTGCTCGCTTGACAAAACGCCTTCAGGGAGTACTATGATAAAGCCGTTCATTCTAAAATATGTTGTAGAAGGTTGCAATGTTGGATTCAATTCCTGTGCGGTTGCCTGCCGCTTCTTGGTCGGAGGTGTAGATGATGGCCTCTTGAATAAACCCGTTCATATAGTTGTTGGAAGATGTCAAGAACTTACCTATGAAAAGGTTTCCACTTAATCCCGTCGTATTTGCGTTGCCGCTTATAACGCTCGCGCCATTAACGAAAATCTCAGAACTCGCGCCGTTGAATAGGCTAAATCGTAGATATTGATTGTCCTGCACATAGTCGAAGCTTGCCCCGCTTGTTAGCGTCGTTCCCGCGTTGATTGCAAAACCTCCATCATTACGGTAAAAATCAATAAAATTGTTGGTATCGGTGGTATTAATAATACCGCCCGAGAATGCCGTGGCTTGTGGCGTGGTCGTTGTTATTACGCTAATTGGTTGTGAAGCAGTCGTTAAAGCACCACTCTCCAAGAAATTTGAAGCACCATCAAACTCCACCGCAGGCTTCCCGTTCTCCACTATCACCGCACCGCTTGAAACGATTTGAGGTTGATTCGCTGTGTTCGTCTGCGTAGCGTCGTTTGTCGATGCTTGGTCGTACCAAGTCTTTACGAACGCATCGCCCGTACCTGCGAAAGCCAAAAGCGAAACCGTATCGAGTTCACCGAATACGTTGAATCCTATATCTTGCTCGGTGTTGTCTGACGACCTACGGACGCGGATAGCTGAACCCGTGTAGGCGGTGCGCATCAATCGCAAAGAATAGCAAGCCGCCGCTCCTGTATACGTGTCGAGCAGTGGCGTGTTTTGGGTGAAGTAGTCGCCGACGTTGGATTCTATGGAAGTGCGGTCGGTGGATTTGTCGGAGGCGTAGAAAATCAATTCTTGTTGCTTTCCGTCGTAGAATGTATTGTTGGTCGGAGTGTTACCAATTGACCAATCATTGTTGGAGGTGTTTATCGTTGCGCCTGTGCTTGTGCCTTGTGTTGTGATTGAGCCGTTTAAATAAAAATTTGCATCGTCAACGGTGGTGCCGTCAAATACCAAAGTTCCGAGGCTGTATATAGTTTGGGCGCTGTTATTAAAAACGATGCGTCCACTTACACGCAGTTGAGTTTCTGCGGTCAATTGCCACGCCGTACCCGTTGCGCCAGCTATAGAATTAATGCCATATATTATATCATCGCTTGTGGCTGTGTTCGCTTTTGAAACGGTGAAACTTGTCCTGTGCGTAGTTCCTGAAAATGGGGGAGTGCTACTTGTTAAACTATCATTAGAACCATCAAACTCCACCGCTACCCGTCCGCTCTCCTTCACCAACGCCCCGCCCGTGTAAATAGTCGGTTCGTTAGCTTGCGCCGCCGCTGTCGCCGTGTTGCCGTTTCCTGACTGGTCAAGCCATTGGTAGACCGTGCAACTCGTCCCCGTGCAGAACGTCGTGATAGCCGCCTCGTCGATGTTGCCTGAAGCGTCAAACCCGATTGTGGTAGTCGTGCTATCCGATGCCCTGCGGATCACCATACATTCCGTATTGTCTCGCTTGAGTTGTCTTACCGAATACGCGGCTTCTGCTCCTGAGCCGTATTGCTCGTCAAGGAGTTTCGCGCTTTGGTAGTAGGCTGATATATTGCCTTCGATATCGGTTCGAACGCTGGATTTGTCGGAGGTATAGGAAACAATCTCTTGAATGTTCCCTTTCATAAATCGGTTGGTCGATATGCTTCCAATAACGCTTGACGATTGATTTCCTCGTGAAGCTCCGTCCGTAGTTGTTAAAGTTGCCGCAGTTCCGTCTTTATATACTTGATTGTTGGTAGTTGTCGTTGAAATCTGCGAAA